CTGAAGATTTAACTTATCAGAGATCTTTTGGAACAAGGGAGCCTATTCTAGAATGACTCTTATATCTCACTTTCCTTTACCTAGTATGCCTTTTCAGACTCACGAGAATATAGTGTTTGAGAAAGCGGATAAAGACAGGTCTAGTAGAAATAATGAAGAGTTTAAGCCAGAGCAGCCTAACAGGGTGACTCCTGACACACCTGTAGAGGATCTTAAGTTAGTGAATCAGATGTATGCATACAACCCTGACCCAAATAAACTCCGTAAGCCAGACGGACAGATAGTGGACTTTATAGTAGCATGAGTAAATCACCTACACCTACAAATAAGAAGCTGTATGCTAGAGTAAAAGCAGAAGCTAAAAAGAAATTTAAGGTCTGGCCCAGCGCTTATGGTAGTGCTTGGCTTACTAAAGAGTATAAGCGTAGGGGTGGTAAGTACTCTGGTAGTAAATCTAATAAGGTAGCTTGATATGGCTAAAGGTGGTTTAGGTAAATGGTTCGGTGAAGAGTGGACTGACATTAAGACAGGTAAACCCTGCGGTCGTTCCTCTGGTGAGAAGCGTGGCTACCCTGCGTGTAGGCCTAAAGCTGTAGCTAGTAAGATAAGCAAAAGCGAGGCCGCTAAAAAGACTGGCCCCAAGAAAGTCAAATGGTCAACAACAGCTTCTGGTAGGAAGAGGAAAAACACATGAAAAAGATGAACGCTGGAATGAAAGCATTAAAGAAGGAAGCACCTGCTGTAGCTAAACGTATGGGTTACAAAAAGGGTGGCATGGCTGGTTGCCCCAAGTGCGGTGGTGACAAGTCTAAATGCTCCTGTGGTAATTACTACGGCGGTGGCATGGCTAAAAAGCGTGGTTACAACAAGGGCGGCTTATGTGGTGCGTCTAACCCTGCAGGTCAAGTAGGTACACGAGGCATTAAGACATAATGAGTGTATTTACAGAACATAAAAGTGCGCTTGAAAAGGCTGGCTATATAGTAGAGGCAAACGAAGTTCGTATTGCCAGTGGTAATGCAGTAGCAGGAGAAGGTGCATATGGGTTGGTTTGGTACAAAGATGAGTTCGTTGAAAAAGTATGTACTTCAGAAGTTGAAGTGGTTCGTGCAAGGAACGAAAAAGGTCATTACATCAAGGATGACCCAAGTACTCCAGAAAATGAAGCGTGGACTACCAAAATTAAAAAAGCGATGACTCCTAAAAAGAAGAAGAAGTAATGTCTTTTGTAAATCAAGGTAAACCAGCACGTATTAAGTCTGCTTATGGACACAATACAGGCACAACAACAGAGAATGTATATACGTGTCCTACTAATTGTGTGGCTGAGATTACCTTTATTCATGTAGTTAATGGTGGTAGCTCAACTAATACGGTTGAAGTTGAGTGGTATGTATCTGCTGATGATTACACATCACACTTTCTTAAAGGTAAATCTATTAACGCAGGAGATTACATAAGTTTTAATGAGATTGATTTGGTGTTGCAGTCTGGAGACCAAATCAGGGTTACTCCTACAGGCGCTGGGCATATAGATACGATATTAACAGTTACAGAAACCTTTGTGCCTGTAGGGTAACGGGTATGCACATTATGTACCTACTCTAGCGCTAACATATAAGTATAACTATCTCCGCACACAACAAAAGGAGATAGTGCAATGTTTAAGAATTTACTAACACGTATTCAGAATCATCAGCAGCGTAGAGCAGACTACTGGGTTCTAAAGAATATGTCTAATAAAGAACTACACGATATAGGTATATCAAGAGGAGAGATATACAATCGTGTATACGGCAACGAACAGTGAGAATAGGTAAGGGTACTCCTGTACTTTTGAGTCTAACTGTTTTAGCTTATATGTCTTTTGGAGATGTAGACAGGCAAACAGGCAGTGGACTCAAAAGAGGGGGGCTTCACTTTGATAGATCCAGTAACAGCCATAGGTCTGGCAACAACCGCATTTAATACTCTTAAGAAGGGTATTGCAGTTGGAAAAGATCTACAAGACATGGGTGGTCAGCTAACACAATGGGCTGGTGCTATTAGTGACTTGGATTTTGCTGAACGTCAGAATGCTAAACCGCCTTGGTATAAAACCCTTGGCGGCGGCGTTCAAGCAGAGGCAATGGAAATATTTGCTGCCAAGAAGAAGGCAGAATCTATGCGTAAGGAGCTAAAAGATTACATCTGTGTGATGTATGGCCCCTCACATTGGGAAGAGCTTTTACGCATTGAGGCTGACATTCGTAAACAAAAGAAAGAGCATGACCATAAAAAATTTGAAATGAAACGCAAGATTACAGAAGTTATTGCTGGTTTAGTCTTGTTTATCATTATAACTGGTAGTATGATTGGTCTTGTTTGGTTAGGAACACAGTAATGACAAGAAACTTAACAGAAAAACAAAGATTGTTTCTAGAGGTGTTATTTGATGACGCTGGTGGAGATGTAGTAGCAGCAAAGAAGTTAGCAGGTTATGCACCTGAGTCTAGTACTGCAGCTATTGTTGAAACGCTTAAAGATGAGATTGCAGACAAGACACGTACCTACTTTGCACGTATAGCACCTCGTGCTGCTGTATCTATGGCAAATGCTATGGTTGATCCTACAGAGCTAGGTATTAAAGAAAAGATGTCTGCAGCAAAAGACTTGCTAGATCGTGCAGGGCTTGGTAAGGTAGACAAAGTAGATGTATCCTCTAGTAGCGGGGGTATATTTTATTTACCACCAAAAGAAGGTACAAACGAATAATACACCAAAGAGACTTGGGGTTTTGGCAGTTACCTAAACCACCAAAAGATAACGTTAAAGACTGGCATCCTATAGTCAGGGTAACAAAGAAAATACCCTTTGGCTATGAAGTAGATGCACATAATGATAAACTACTTATTCCGATAATATCTGAATTAGAAGCGTTGGAGCTTGCAAAACGACATCTTAAGCAGTATAGTTACCGAATGGTAGCACAATGGTTAAGCAAAGAAACAGGCCGCTACATATCACATATGGGCTTAAAGAAGAGAATTGAAGTTGAGCAAAGACGTAAAAAGGCAGCTACAATTAAACGCAAGTTTGCCAAGTGGCTCCAAGAAACCCTTACGGAAATCGAAAAGCTCGAAACGCAAGGGGTCGGAGCATACGCAGAAGGCAGTGAAGAAAGAGGTAGTTGAAACAGTCGCCACCCCTCAGACTGTTCCTGCACAGGTAACTGCACCTGAGTATGATGTGGATATTGCACAGGAAATAGTCTTTAAGCCAAACTCCGGCCCCCAGACAGAGTTTTTAAGCGCATCTGAGCGTGAGGTTTTGTATGGGGGTAGTGCTGGTGGTGGTAAGTCATATGCGATGCTTGCTGATCCACTACACGGTCTTAACAACCCTAATTTTAGTGGGTTACTTGTACGACATACTACAGAAGAGTTAAGGGAACTCATACAAAAATCACAGGAGCTTTACCCTCGTGCTGTACCGGGAATTAAGTGGTCTGAACGTAAGTCTCAATGGATTTCTCCCAGAGGGGGAAGACTATGGATGTCCTACCTCGACAAAGACACAGATGTTACCCGCTATCAAGGACAGGCGTTTAATTGGCTGGGGTTTGATGAGCTTACTCAATGGTCTAGCCCTTACGCTTGGGATTATATGAGGAGTCGCTTGAGGTCTGCACACGCAAGTGAGCTAGGTCTTTATATGAGGGCTACAACCAACCCCGGTGGTAGTGGTCATGCATGGGTTAAAAAGATGTTTATTGACCCCTCTCCTTATAATACCCCTTTCTGGGCTACAAATATAGAAACAGGAGAAGAGATTAGGTTTCCTGCGGGTCACTCTAAAGCAGGACAGCCTTTATTTAAGCGCAGGTTTATACCTGCTAGTTTATTTGATAACCCTTACCTAGCTGAAAGTGGTGATTATGAAGCGATGCTTCTGTCATTACCAGAGCATCAACGCAAGCAACTACTAGAAGGAAATTGGGATGTCAATGAAGGTGCTGCCTTTCCCGAATGGAACAGAGCCATACATGTCGTTGAACCTTTTGTCATTCCCGCATCTTGGACTAGATTTAGAGCTTGCGACTACGGTTACGGAAGCTACACAGGCGTTGTCTGGATTGCTGTATCACCCAGTGAGCAGCTTATTGTATATAGAGAGTTATATTGTTCTAAAGTTACAGCTACTGATTTAGCAGATATGATATTAGAGGCCGAGGCTGATGATGGTACAATTAGATATGGCGTTTTGGATAGCTCTCTATGGCACAAGCGTGGTGATACTGGCCCGTCACTGGCTGAACAAATGAATATGAAGGGTTGTCGTTGGCGTCCTTCTGATAGGTCTAGGGGATCTCGTGTGGCAGGAAAGAACGAATTACATAGAAGATTACAAGTAGATGAGTTCACAGAAGAACCAAGACTTGTTTTCTTTTCTAGTTGCACTAATACTGTATCTCAACTACCCTCTATACCTTTAGATAAAAAGAACCCTGAAGATGTAGATACAAACGCTGAAGACCACCTTTACGATGCCCTACGTTATGGAGTAATGACAAGGCCTCGTAGTTCTATATGGGATTACAACCCTGCAACTCAACGATCAGGGTTTCAAGCCTCTGACCCCAGCTTTGGATATTAAATATGGCAGAACAAGACGAACTTATGTTTGAGACAGATGAAGTAACCGCTGCAACGGATATAGAAGATACTCTTATTGAAGCTTCTAGTGTGGTTTCTTTTGTTTCAGATAGATTTAAACGTGCAGAAGATGCTCGACAGGCAGATGAAACACGATGGCTACGTGCATATAGAAACTATAGAGGCTTATATAGTTCAGAGGTACAATTTACAGACACTGAAAAGTCTCGTGTGTTTGTAAAAGTAACCAAAACAAAGACTTTAGCTGCATATGGGCAGATTGTGGATGTATTATTTGGTAACAATAAGTTTCCTCTTACTGTAAATCCCTCTATTCTACCAGATGGCATTGCAGAATCAGTGCATATTAATATAGACCCTAACGCTGCTGCTGCTGGGGATGCCTTATCTGCTGTTACTAAAAAAGAACCAGCCAAGCCGTACCTAATAGGCCCTGACACTGAGTTAAAACCCGGTGAGACTATGGCTGATCTAAAGGAACGTTTAGGCCCCCTAAAGGATAAACTAGAGGGTGTAGGTGATATGGTAGTTGAAGGAGAGGGTACTACTCCTTCTACAGTTACATTTCATCCTGCAATGATAGCAGCAAAGAAAATGGAAAAGAAGATACATGATCAGCTAAATGAGTCTGCTGCTTCTGTACATCTTCGATCTATGGCTTTTGAAATGGCTCTTCTAGGAACGGGTGTAATGAAAGGCCCTTTTGCTGTAGATAAAGAATACCCTAACTGGAATGATAATGGTGAGTATGATCCGTTAATTAAGACTGTTCCTGAGTGTAGTCACGTAAGTGCATGGAACTTCTACCCAGACCCAGAAGCCTCTTCTATGAGTGACGCTGAATATGTAGTTGAAAGACATAAGATGTCACGCACACAGCTACGCGGTCTTAAGGGGCGTCCATACTTTATGGAAGATGCTATTGAAAAGGTATTAGATTTAGGCCCAAGCTATGAGCAGAAGTATTGGGAACAGAGCATGGAAGACGATGATACAACTCCAACATCAGAGCGTTGGGAAGTATTAGAGTTTTGGGGTTTTGTAGATGCGGATATTCTTGAAGAGAATGGTGTTGATATTCCTTCTGAGTATGATAAGCTAGATGAATTAAGTTGTAACATTTGGATTTGTAATGGTGAAGTAATTAGATGTGTACTCAATCCGTTTAAGCCAGCAACTATACCTTACTATGCAACTCCCTATGAGCATAATCCTTACTCCTTCTTTGGTGTAGGTATTGCAGAGAACATGGATGACACTCAGACCCTCATGAATGGCTTTATGAGGATGGCGATAGACAACTCTGCGTTGAGTGGAAATCTTATCATTGAAGTGGATGAAACCAATCTAGTACCGGGGCAGGATCTATCTGTGTACCCCGGCAAAGTGTTTCGGAGGCAGGGGGGTGCACCCGGACAGGCCATCTTCGGCACAAAGTTCCCTAATGTAGCACAAGAAAACATGCAACTCTTTGATAAGGCTAGGGTTTTAGCAGATGAAAGCACTGGATTCCCTAGTTTTGCTCATGGTCAAACGGGTGTATCGGGTGTTGGTCGTACAGCTTCGGGTATTAGTATGCTTATGTCAGCGGCTAATGGCTCTGTAAGGACTGTTGTTAAGAACGTAGATGACTACTTGTTACGTCCTTTGGGTAAAGCCTTTTTCAGCTTTAACATGCAATTTGACTTTGATCCAGAGATTCGTGGTGACCTAGAGGTACGTGCCTCTGGTACAGAGAGCTTGATGGCTAACGAAGTACGGTCACAGCGTTTGATGCAGTTCTTACAGGTAGCACAAAATCCTGTACTTGCTCCCTTTGCTAAAATGGATTATATTATTCGTGAGATTGCAAAGAGTATGGATCTTGATCCTGACAGAGTTACAAACTCTATGCAGGATGCAGCAATACAGGCTGAGATCTTAAAGGCCTTCCAAGCGCCTCCACAGCCCCCTGCAGGGCCAGAAGGAGTTCCAGCACCAGAGGGTCAGGCTCCACAAGGTCAAGGCCCACAGCCAGTAGCTGATACGTCTGGTGGGGGTGGATCTCAGATGGGCGTAGGTACTGCACCAGCACCAGCAGAACAAGGATTTAGTGGTAATGTCGCTTAAGAAGTGGGTCAATGATAAAACTGCTATGGATGATTTCATAAAACACTTGGATGATCTTATCTATATACAACATAACACACTAGAACAGGCAGATATCGGTGTTGATATACATAGGGCGCAAGGTGCTATACAAGCACTGAAACGACTTAAGATGCTCAGGGAGACAATCAATGGCTGATTATCGTAGACGTTTATCTGATATGACGCCAGAGGAAAGAGCAGAGGTTGCCCCTTCCGCTGATAACTTCTCTAAAGTGTTTGGTGATAGGACAGAAGAGCCTATGTCAGTCGCCGCTGCTGATACAGCCGTAAGTTTAGCTACACCAGTAGACTCAATAGTGGAAGTACAGAAAGAGTTACAAAAAGAAGAACCTGACTATCTAAAGATTGGTATGCTTGCAGGAGTTGAGGCTTTAGGTAGTTTACCTGCACTTGGCCCTGCTGCAAAGAGTATGATACGTAAGGGTGCAGACTTATCTAAACAGACTGATACTGCAATAGAGGGTACTACTAATATACCCGCTGTGTCTGCAAGATCAAACACAGAGTTTAAAAATACGGTTAAAGGTTATAAACTATTTACCAGAGGGGAAGATGATAAACTATACCCTCTTTTTGTTGATGCTGATACAGAAGTTCCAGTAGGATCTTATATGAAGGCTGTTTTTCCAGAGTACAGGTTTAAAGCAGAAAATGGAAATTATTATGTGCCTTCTCGTGGTACAAAAGGTAAAAAAGGAACTGGTGACTCTATTAAGATACCAGATCAAGAAACCAGAGATATGCTTATAAAAGCAGGTTTTTTAGCAAAGGGTTCAAAAGCTAAAACAATAAAAGCCGTAGCTGCTAGGCCCGGATGGCATGCAGGTGATAATCCAACAGCAGCACATATCGGCCCAGAGGTTAAGGTAGGCGGTAAGAGTTATAAGATAAGAGGTGGTGATCAAGTCTGGGCAGAAGTAGAAATGCCAGCAGATGTAGATTGGCAAGAAATAGCAAACAGTCGTGCCATTCTAAAAAAAGATGGTACACCAAATGTAAAAACAGCTCACATTACAGATGAACTACCTTTTGGTGGTTATTACAGGTACAAGACAAATCCTAATATGCAGGGTAATTGGCTCATTAGTGGTGAGATGAAAGTAAACCGTATTTTAGATCGTGATGAAGTTAAAAAGTTAAATGCAGAGGCTGGTGTAGAAGACTTACCTACAGAGTCAGAATTAAGGGAAAAGTTAGGCAAAGGTTTTGCCTCTGGTGGATTAGTAGGAGAAGATATGTATCAAGGTTTAGATGATTACCAAATGGCAGAAATGGGTGCAGGTATGAAAGAGGATCAAACTCAAATGGCCTTTGCGCTAGGTGGTTCAGTAGAAGATGTAGATCCAGTATCAGGTAATGAAGTACCTACAGGGTCACTACCAGAAGAGGTACGTGATGATATACCTGCTCAGTTAAGTGAAGGTGAGTATGTTGTACCTGCTGATGTAGTACGCTACTATGGTGTTAAGTTTTTTGAAGACTTACGTGGTCAGGCTAAAATGGGTTTCAATGAAATGGAAGCCAATGGTCGTATTGGCGGTGAGCCAGTAGCACCACAAGGAATGGAAATGGGTGCAGATGAGCTACCTTTTGATGTATCTGAATTGCAGTTTCAAGATGATGGACAGCCTATGCAGATGAACGAAGGCGGTTTTGCTACACAGGAGCAATTACAAAAAGAATTTCCGAATGCGTTTGTAGGACAACCAAATAACGCAAGCGAGTTTCGTGTTTACACAAATGAAGCAGGTCAAACTATAAGTATACGCTTTGTAAATGGAAATCCTGTATCAGCTATACCACCGGGTTATACCCCTGTTGCATCTGCAGCAGCAGCAGTAGAACCTACTCCACAAAGACGGGGCGGTGATGGTTCTAGTGATAAGCCTAGACCACCTGCAGCAGAGGCTATTGATTGGAAAACTGCAGATGATGATGTTTTCAGAAAAACTATTGATCAGATGGGTACAGGAAAGCTTGCAATGGGGTTAGCAGGTGCTATAAACCCTGTGGTAGGCCTTCTTGGGGGTGCTGCTATGAGGCATCAAACATCTCAGATGCAGAATGCTTTAAATGAAAAGATAAAAGCACTAGATCCTAAATCAGAATCATTCCAAGCTGATAAAGATAAGTATCAGGGGATGCTGGATGACATTGAAAAAAGCCGAAAGAAGAGTTCAGGAAAAGCTATCTTTGGTGGTAAAGAAAGTATGCTAGATGGTCTAAAAGATAGAGATGGAGATGGTGTAAACTTTGGTGATACTTGGCTTGGAGATCTACTAGGGTTTGATCAGGATGGCGCAGGTGTTCAAGGGGCAGGCTTAAGTGACTCACTTGGTGGCGCACGTAGGGGGGATGACGATAATAATGATAGTAGTAGTCCTTCACCTAATTTTGATGGCTCAGCTAAAAACTCTGTAACAGGTACATCTTGGAGTGATCCAGATAAGAAAGATACAAGTAGTAATAATAGTGGTGGTAGCGACGATAATTACAGTGCTGCGCAACAGATGGCAGATATACAAGCACAGAACAAAAAAGACTTTACTCCTGAAGCAGGTAAAGAAGCTTCAATGACAGGGTGGGATGAATAAACCATTAACTGAATAACTATAAGGCTACCCGGCAATAATGCTGGCCCCAACATAAAAAAGGAACTATAACTATGTCAATGGCAGAACAAACTATTATTAAAGCAGACAGCTATGCACACGAGCGTAACAAAGAGTTGCTTAAAAAAGAAGAACGTGAACTAGAAGCTCTTATTAAAGGACAACAGGTAGATGAGGAACAAGAGGAACCCGATAGCGAAAGCGTTGAGGACACCTCAGTTCAAGATGAGGGTGATACCCAACAAGAAGCACCCAAAGAGGAAGCCAAAGCACCCAAAGAAGATTTGAGTGCAGAAGAGCGTACCTTTAAACAGCGCTATGCGGATGTACAACGTCACCTAGCTAAAAAAGAGAAAGAGTTTAAAGACCGTCTAGAAACACTAGAAGGTCAGTTAAGTAAAGCTGCAAAGAATGAGCTTGTACTGCCAAAGTCAGATAAAGACATAGAAGCATGGGCTACAAAGTACCCTGATGTTGCAGGTATTGTAGAAGCTATTGCAGATAAGAAAGCATTAGAGCGTTCATCTGATATTGATAATCGTTTGAAAGAAATTGAAGAGTTACGTGTTGAGGCTAAACGTGAGAAAGCAGAAGCACAGCTTATGTCTATGCACCCTGATTTTATGGAGATACGTGAGTCAGATGAGTTTCACGAATGGGCGGCAAAACAGCCGAAAGTAGTACAAGATGCTTTGTATGAAAATTCAGAAGATGCTAAATCGGTAGGTGTTGCAATAGACTTATATAAGGCACAAAATAATATTACTACCGCAAAGCCTTCTAATAAGGCTGCTGCTGCATCTGTAAAAAGTAAAAGCAGGACTACTGTAAATGCCGATGATAGTAAGGGTGTATGGAAAGAATCTACTGTTGCTAAAATGAGTGACAAAGATTTTGAAAAACATCACGAAGAAATTCATGAAGCACAAAAGTCAGGTAAGTTTATTTATGATTTGTCAAAATGAGTATTGACAATGTAGGGGGTATGAGTATAACTTATACCTGTCATACACTTAAAATGTGTATTTAACCAAGACTCTAGCCACTACTAGATTACCCAGATAAATTTGACCCTTTTTATATAAGTAGGCATACTATTATAATTAGATACTCAGATAAGTTTGGCCTCTGCTGTGGATATGATGATCTATAACTTTAACGGTCATATCTATAAGGAGATTAATTATGGCTGCATTTGGAAAAGCTGGAAGCTATACCAACCTTGACAACGGAGTATTCTCCAGCGTTATCTATTCAAAGCAAGCACAAATTGCGTTCCGCAAGAGTGCTACAACTCAAGCAATCACAAACTCTGAATATTTTGGGGAGATTGCAAACCAAGGCGATACAGTGCGAATTCTTAAGGAGCCTGATATCACAGTGAACGCATTGTTGCGTGGTACGACAGTTTCAGCGCAGGATCTGGTTGATACAGATTTCTCTCTGACTATTGACAAAGCCAACTACTTTGCCTTCAAGCTCGACGATATCGAAGAGCAGCAAGCCCACCATGACTTCATGCGTTTGTCATCTGATCGTGCAGCCTATAAAATGGCTGACTCAATGGATGCTGATGTATTGTCGTATATGTCTGGCTACACTACTGCTGGTGCGGTAATTAGTTCCGTAAGCGGTACTGCTTCACACCAAACAGCAGGTGACTTGACAGGTGAACTTCTGACTGCTAACAAGTTGGATATGTCAGACTTCGGTAACATCACTACTTCTGCTTCTGCAGGTACAACTGGTGACTCAATTCCGTTGGCTCCTCGCTTTAGTGGTGCAACTGGAGCGTCAGCAACCACAGCAACACCTTTGCAAGTCGTAGCTCGTATGAGCCGTGTACTTGATCAGGCTAATGTTGATACTCGTGGGAGATGGCTCTGTGTTGACCCGGTATTCATGGAACTCTTGAAAGACGAAGATTCTCGCGTTTTGAACGCAGACTTCGGTGGTTCAGGACTGCAAAACGGTCTGGTACTGAACAACTTGCATGGCTTCCGTATCTACCAGTCAAACAACCTTCCTGCGAAGGGTACTGGTGCTGGTACTACAGGCGTAACTGCACAGGACGATAACTATGGCGTTATTGTAGCTGGACATGATTCTGCTGTTGCAACTGCACAGCAACTCAACAAAGTTGAGACTTATCGTGACCCAGATTCATTCGCTGATATTGTTCGCGGTATGCACCTTTATGGTCGTAAAATTCTACGTCCAGAAGCTTTGGTAACTGCAGTATACAACGCTGCTTAATAACCTAATACAGGGGGCTGGCTATATGCTGGCCCCTTTGTGCTTATTTAAAAGGATACCTTCAAATGGCAATTACTACAGCAATGTGCAACACGTTTAAGCAAGAGCTACTTGGCGGTGTTCACGATCTAGATTCAGACTCTTTAAAAATAGCTCTAATTAAAGCTTCACCTACAGGTACTTATGGTGCAGCCACAGCTAACTTCTCTGATTTGGGTTCTGATGAAGCAACAGGAACAAATTACACTTCAGGTGGACAGGTAATTACTGCTCCTACAGATGGAACATCAAGTATAATTAATTTATCAGGCTCTACAGCTTTTGTTGATTTTTTAGATGAAGTATTTACTAATCTGACTATATCAGCAGATGGTGCGTTAATGTATAACTCTTCACAAGGAAACAAAGCTATTGCAGTATTTAACTTTGGCTCTACCGTAACTTCTACGGCAGGTGATTTTACTGTTGTATTTCCTACACAAGACGCTTCAAATGCAGTAATTCGTATTACTTAATAAAAGGCTACATTAAATGGCATTTATTTTAAAAGATCGTGTAAAAGAATTTACTACAACTACAGGTACAGGTAATATTAGCCTGTCTGGTGCGGTAGCTACTTTCGATACATTTCAATCCTATCTATCTAATGGAGACACGACTTTTTATGCCCTTATCCATACATCTTCTGGTGTTGATGAGTGGGAAGTAGGTCTAGCTACGTGGAATACTGGCAACACACTTTCACGTACTACAGTTTTAGCAGGTTCTAACGGTACATCTGTAGTAGATTTTTCTGCTGGTACTAAAGATGTCTTTATGACTTTACCTGCAGATAAGCTGCTACACTTGGATGCTAATGGTAATGTTGATATTAATGGTGGTACTATTGATGGTACTGTTATTGGTGCTGCTCAAGCTGCTGCTTCTAATTTTACTACTGTAGATGCTACTGGAAACGTATCTGTAGGTGGGCAACTAGATGTATCAGACTGGATAGACCTTGCTGCACAAGCTTCACATCCTGCTCATGGTGAAGGTCGTTTATGGTATGACAATATACATAAGACACTTAACTATTACTCCGATGATAGCGGCGTTGTACATGAGTTAGGTATTGAAGAACATGCTAGGGTATACAATGAGTCAGGCGCTACCTTATCTAAAGGTACACCTGTACACTTTGTAAGTAGTAAAAGCTCTAATGGTACACATGTACCTACTATTGATAAAGCTAATGCTACAAGTAGTACAAAGTATAAGTCAGAGGGTCTAGTTGCTGCTGATATAGCAAATAACTCCTATGGCTACGTAATTACTGCAGGTAGACTAGAGGGTATTGACACTAGCCATTTAAGCGTAGGTCAATTTTTTACAGGTATTACAGATGGGGCTACACAGACTGCCGCTCCTGTTTATCCCAACTTTCCTATGTGCCTTGGTTTTGTTGTTAGGTCAGATGCTACCAATGGTGTAGTATTTCTAGCCCAGCAAAACCACTCTATTAAATCTTTCCGAGTTCAAATGGATCAGCATATTGGT